ATGGGACGCTGGTCATCCCGCATGGCAGGAATTAGGTAAAATTGGTATGGGACTTGGCCTGAATTGGTACGGCGCGCCGGGGTCAAGGTTTGTTGAGTTTCCCCACTTCCAGATGAAAGGTTAGGACAATGGCTTTTGACCCCATCAGCGCGGCACTGGACATCGGCGGCAAACTGATTGACCGCCTGTGGCCGGATGCAACCCAACGCGACGCGGCGAAACTAAAGCTAGCCGAAATGCACCAAACCGGGGAATTAGCGCAACTTGCGGCTGAAACGGAACTCGCCAAAGGGCAGATCGAAGTCAATCAAGCGGAGGCCGGAAGCAGCAGTTTGTTTGTCGCAGGATGGCGGCCATGGATAGGCTGGGTGTGCGGCGTTGCTTTTGCGTACCATTTTGTGGTGCAGCCCATACTAGCGTTTATTCTGGCCGCTACAGGCCACCCGGTGACGTTGCCAACTTTCAATATGGACGCGCTTTACACGGTGCTATTGGGGATGCTGGGATTAGGTTCAATGAGAACTTTTGAAAAGTATAAAGGCGTGGGGAGGTAGCATAAAAACCAGCCAAGCTAGAAGGGCGGCAGAAAGCCATATGTACCGGGACGAGTAGAATCTGATTTTCCGTCTGATTGTGAAAGAAAATGCCAGTAAACAACGTCAATTTCTTTTTCCAGCTTCTCAATCCATATCTGATTGCCAACATCAAGACTAGAAGAGTATTTATTGTTAATATTTAAAAAGTATTGGTACTTAACATCTTGCATTGTGCATTTTTTCTAAGCCGCTATATCCTTTTGCGGTGCCAAGATGAAATAATCTTTTTTCTTTTGGACGGTTTAAAGAGCTGTGTTTAAGAAACTTAACAACTTCAAGGCATTCTATTAAATAATAAAAGTTTTTTAAAGACTCTTCACGTTTTTCTATGTTGTGTATTTGCTGTGAAATTTTTTCATATGTTTTTTTAAGGTATGCAGGTGAGTTGCTCATATTAATTCCTTTCGTTGTGAGGCAGAGGGGGTGATGTACTTAGAGTGACTACCTTCCGCCCTTCTGTTCGGCATCAACGATACACAGTATGAGAATGATAAACGGAAGCATGACAACCCCCATGCTAAAATAGTTCGCTCCCAGCAGTCCAAAGGCCCACAAAATAAGCGGGATAAGAATGCTTATTAAGAATCCTGTTATCTTAAGGAGAATCACAAAAAACTCTTCATCCCTACAAGAAAACTCTTTTTCTGTTTCTCTTTGAATAAGATAATTCTCATGGTCATCTTCAGTCATGTTTATTACTTTCTTTATAAGGCAGAGGGGGCGATGTATGGGGGTTAGCAATATACGCTGCCAATAATTCACTGTGCGCCTGTTTTTCAATCTTACATGGTTCGATACTGCTCATAACTTCTGCGGCATCAATTGCTTTCCTTGACGCTCTCAAAACATCCCCTCGAGATGCTTCTATAATAGCATCCAAAACTGTTATAGCTGCTCTAGAATAAGGGTAATTCTTTTCTAGATTTCGGCAGGCGGCATCATATACCAAATAACAATCTTTTTGAGCTTCCCTAAATTCTTTATCGAAATATGAAGCCGGATACGAAGCTATATCGGCTTTCTTTCTTACTACAGCAAGAAAATGCGGAATCTTTTTATCATCAGGATAAAGGCTTGTATATATGTGCAACACACGGCTGACAATATCCAAGCCAAGCAATACTTTTTGCTTTTCTGAAAGGAGTGAAAAATCTTGGTTATTCATTTCTCCACCTCTTTAAAAACCTTTGTGTGAGAATAAAAACAGTATTGAACGAAATCCTGCGCTCTTGAAATTGCGTTTTTCATTTCTTGCCCGACAAATAGCAAATTTATTGAACCACTTTCTACAGCGGCCAGCAACGATTTTGCCCTTTCTAAATAAAAGCTTTTGTCCCTGCAAATATCCGACGGCTCTAACGTATAAGATTTTGAGGTTGCTTGGCTTATCCTAGCAAAACGGTCTTGACCTTTCGCGGCGCAAAGCTTGCTGCAAAATTTGTATTTATTTTTTTCAGCTTTAAAAGCTGTGCCGCAATGAGCGCATATTTTGGGATATATCTTTGGTCTTTTAACAATGGTCATTTTTGGTTTCCCTGTTTGATTTTGACTGCTTGCAATGTTAGCACAATCGACCGTGCAGTATTGAGAATGCCTCCTAGGTGGGGTAAACACCGTGAAGCATATACCGCACTTGCGCGGGGCACGGGCGGCTAGAGTAAAGGGGTGGGTTATACATAACCCCATTTCGTAAGTAGCTTATCTGTAATTTTTAAATAAGGATCACATTGAGACAGTGGCTTTAAATTGTTATATTGACCTGATATGTGACCAACGTATACCCAATTTCGATTAACAATATTAAGTTTTAACGGCATAAAAGCGACTCCATTTTCGTCTTTATGTTTTTCCCACCATTCTCGAATATTTGTTGGCTCATCGGTCATTTCTGCCCCTTCACTGCTTGCTCAAAAACCACCACCGCACTTGGAAACGGTGCGCTGTTTTTGGCGTTACCAAATTTAAGGCGGCCACGGATAAAAGTAATGTCACCTTTCATGGCATAGTCATGCCACCAAGCGGTATCTGTGCGTGCGGGAACCAAGCACACGACGGTTGCATCACCGTCACGAGCTGACTCGTATGCCTTCTTCATCCACTTGATTATCTCTTTCCCGTAGGGTGGATTCATCCAGACCGTGCCCGCCCATCGTTTGGATAAGCCATCTTTTTCTTTCGTATAGTAAAGGGGGCATTTTGCGTTCTCGTCCGTGGCGCAAACGTCTAAATCAAAGTTAAATTCTTTGTTCCATACATCAAAGAATGGTTGTGGTGTTTCCCACATATCAGTGGCGGAGCTGAAATGTACGTCGTTCATGACCGTTTCCCCACTGACGATTTAAGCTGTTCCTCACATTCCCTAAGCCGGATTTCTTCCTGCCCGGCTGGGACTTTATCCTTACAAGCATCAAACAGAGGCGGCCGTGGGTCTTTTGCTGGGTTAACCGCCGCAGTTTCAACCGGCGGATCGATAACAACGTACTGGTTTTGCCCAGCAAACTGCACGGCTCGGACACCGATAAGTTCCGCTGTCGGCGAAACAAACCGTGTCCATGCCCAGTTGCCTGTATAAGCCCATAAGGTGACAATGGTTGCGGCCACAATGACTGCCCCCGCTAAGCGGCTACCTGTCTTGAGCATCCACCACAAAGGCGATGAGCGTTGGCGGTTTAAGGCGACGGTGGTGGTCATAACTCTACTCCTAATTTTACCCGCATTTCTTCCAGTTTTGCCCGAAGGTCGGCGGCTTGTTCAAGGGAATCAGCACATTGCCTTAAAAGTATTGATAAGACGTTAGCGTTATTGATTAATTCGTCTGCGGGGGTCATGGCTTGCACCGTACTGGCTTGCCGTCTTGGTCATAGGACACGGCCATCCCTGAATCGGATTGGACATACTCCACACCATTGCGTGAACACTTATAAGTCAACTCGCCTGTGTAGGCCGTCCATGTACGCTCAAGGCGTCCACATCCGGATAGAATCAGGCATAAAGTAGTTGCTACAATAAAAGTTTTCATGACTTTTCTCCTTCGTTGGTAATGGTCTCAAATATATTCTCAAGCCGCCCGACACACTTAGCAGTACTGAAGCCGTGCCCACCGTCCTCCAGCCCCGCGCCGACCCCGTAACCCGAAAAACCCGTCCACACGGTTCCGTTCGGCTCTATCATCCGAACATATTGGTAGTGGTTATCGGTTACTTCCCAGCGCATTTCAATCAGAACGCCGTCCACTTTGCGCGATAAAAACAATCCCGCTTTTTCGTCCCAGTAAAGATTTTCAACACGTTCTGATCCGCGAAAAATAGTAATCATTGTTTGCTTGTATAGGCCAACAAATATTGGCCCAGAGCCAAGGATAACGTGGAAACATTCTTTCCTGCCGGGTGCTGTACTTGTAAATCCCGGCCACTGACCGGGCGTACTGCGAAGGCCCTCTGGTGAAAGTTCAACGTCGCTGCGAGAGTCCTCACGAACGCCGTTTTTATAGGCAAATCCGCCGTAGTCACTGTAAGCCATCTCAATTCCTCCCTTCGTTGGTGGCTTTCTTTAGAATTTTGCCGTTAAAAACCACGGGAACAATTTTAACGATCGTAAGACTTTTAAGAAACTTCACGGGTTTTTTTAATTCTTCTAAAAAGACACCTGCATTAACATCTTCACTAAAAACAATTACACCTCTGTCATCACATTTGTAAATATGATGCTTTCGCCCATACTCATCTCGCAATTCATAATCTTCTGAATTATCAAGATACCGCTCATAAAGCTCTAAAAGTTTCATGCATGTTTGATTGTTCCGCATCTCAAATCCTCCCCTCTTCATCAGCCGGGTGCTCCACCGTTGAGCTAGGGGACTGTAAAGTCGTTCTAAATTTGCCCATCGTCCAGCTTATAGGTTTTTTGCGCTCTCGTATAACCTTGTTTAATGTCTCAAATGCCTCCTCAAGTTTTGGGTCAATGTCGCTAAGATACAACTCTTGAGGGAGGATATCGGCCAAATATTCATTAGGGTCGAGCTCTTCGGCAAACTGTGGCACACAAATCACAAGCCTTAGATCAGAAAGTTGAAGGTCATTATCTTCGCAATATTGTTCAACCTCCTCTTGGTCAAAAAAGTAATCATCATCATCAAAAAGCGTTAACGGCGTTGCACCATCCCATTCCTGAAAAGGCATGGCTTCATACTTAGCCAGTCTGTCCTTTTCTATGCATGTGTTGCACTTGGTGAAGCCTCTAGGCATTTCAGCGCCACACTCACATATTTGGTGTGTGCATCCGTCCCACCTTGCGAGATGCTCGTCACTTCCATAAAAACGCCCTGTGCGACTGCGCCAGCCTGTAACTGTCACCAACTGTGCTGCTTCATCTGAAGCGTATAGAACTTTATCGGTTGTCATGAATCATCCCCTCTTCATCATTGGCGTACAGTTTCTTAACCACGGGCGGGTTTAGGTACGCATCGGCGGCCTCAAACTCTGGTGTACTGGTGACAAAAAACGCAACGTGCGGCGGACAGCTTTTGATTATTTTAATCAGGCGGCTCAAGTAAAACCGTGCCTTCTCTTTTTCTATGCGCTCGCGTTCCTGTTCGCGCAGCGAGAACTCTAGCTTGGTTTCTGCGGTTTGGTGGTTCATGATACCTCTCCATTTTTGAATTTAGCCACGTTGAGGAACGTGTGCGCGTTCTGTGCCGAAAGAGTCCACAAGGGAGGCTCTAAAAGTCCGTCTCCATATAACTCAATAAGCAACGCCTCAATATGAAACAAAGCAGACGCAAACGCAGACTTTGCTATCTCGCACTCCATCGCCAGCTTGTTAATATCGCCCTTGCAATCAACTATTGCCTTGGCGGGGTTGGGTTCGTAGGGGGTCATGGTCTTTGTTCCTGTAGGTTGCAGCGTTGGCAGTTTCGTACTTGTACAATCCGTACGTAAGCGAGTTTGAAAGTTATCGGGTCAAGCATTTCAATATTCATATCTCTCCATTTTCCCCAATCATGGAAATCTAAAAAGCATTTTATATGTTCCCATCTTGTCATTGCTGCACCTCTTCGCTGTTAACTATTGCTTCGTCATATGCTTTGGCCTTTGCTGACCACCCGGCATGAAAACCCCGCACAGTTTGTTTTACAGAAGGCTCTAGCGTCTCTAGCCACGTCCGGTATGCTACAACACCCTGCCCGGCTGCATTGTCACCAGCGGCCTTTACAACTTGGTCAACAACGTCTTCTACTAAAGGCAGTACTGTAAAAGGCTTCCGATTGGCTTTTGACGCTGTTAGAGCCAATGTGCGCGGGGCATCAAGGTGACTCATATGGCTAATGCGTATGCCGCCAACTTCTTTGCCGCCAAAGACAACCTTGGAATCACAATACAGCGTTACCTTTCTGCCGATATAGTTTGCGCTGTCTTTGCCCCAAAGCGCGACAAGAACGCGGCGCATTGAAAGGCACGGCTTCCACGGCTTCCCATTGTCGCCTTCAAAGCTAATCGAGGCTGATTGCTGCTCACCTGGGCTTAATTTAACCTTTGTGATGGTGATAGTAAGTTTCCGGTCGCCAATAAGGTCGTCCGCATTAAGCTGGTCGCTTTTTGGGACAATGGTTTGTAGCATGTCACTCATTAGATCATCTCCTCTATGACTCTGCGTTTTGAATAAGTAAGCCGCATATTGCTTTTTAACCGGGCGTTAAATTGCTCTATTTTTTCAGAAACGGCTTGTTCAAAGCGTGTTGCGGCCTCAATAATTGCGCCCTGTATTTCAAGGTCTGGCTCTACTGGAAGTGCAAGCATGTGCATTCCCCCACAGTATGAAATAAAGTCGCACCATTTACGCTCTGAAACCAAAAGCCCTGTTTGAATTTGAACTTTAAACTCGTCTGGGACAACGCCTTCAACAATGGTTTGTAATTGAAATTTTTGCTTGCGTGATTTTCCCTCAATAAGACCTTCGGTTCCTACAAGGCCATCTGGGGAATAACCAATAGTAAAACCCCATTTGTTATTAGTAATAAAGCCAATATCGTGAAGATTTTTTCCATAATTATAATAATACTCTTCTTTGAAAAAAGCTTCGTCGTTTTGGCCTCTAATCATATCAACGGTGATATATTCAGGTTCGATGTAGTTGGTGATGCGTTGTGCGGCTATTTCCAAAACAAGATCGCGAGACGTTTTGTTATCAGCAATTTTAAATGTAGAAGTCAAAATATCCTTCATCTTGCTTGCCGTTAGCACACCACAGCGCAATGCAAGCCATTCGTCCGAACCTTGGAAAACGTCGGCGTGGTAAGTGATGGTCATTTCAATGTTTCCTTAATATCTTCCATGGCTTTTTTGATCTCTTTAATTGCCTTAAGAAAAACTCTGTTCATGCTGTCTTGAGCTTGGAATGTCTCTCCAATTTCTTGCAGCGCAAACGTTATTTCCTTTTTTAAATTTTCAATGTCACTCATTTTAACGTCTCCTTTGATGCGGCGCGTGGCCTAAGGTTTTAAGTGCAAATCTCCAAGCCATGCGCAGTGGAAAGCGCAACCGCCTGTAGTAGAAAAACTGGCGAAGGATAATCACAGTGGCCCCCCGCCTAACGCTGTAGGAAGTATCTGCGGCAACCAACCGGATATTTCCAACCTGGCTATTGCGCTTCCGGCAATCATTGCCAAGGCAACGGCAAGCCAAATTTTTGAATTACTGTGCTTGCGTTCAAACACTTTGCCGTCGGCCATAAGATACTGCGAGTAAGCATGGAAACCTTCCCCGTCACGAGCTGCCTTAGCTTTCAGTGTCATCCTGTGCAACATCTCATCGGGCGTTAGCTGTGTGCCGTCGGCCTCTTTGTCCCAGCTAACAAAACGGCGGTTGTTTGTGTTCATCACACTTCCTCCTTGTTGATAATATCTAAAGCCTCTTGCGCTCTCGCGGCCATTTCTACGGCTAAGTCTTTCCAAGCATTTTTACTGGAAGAGTATCTGTCTAAGCCGTCAGCACAGTAATGATTCGCAATTGCCCTTAATGCATCTAAGGCCGTTTCAAATTGTTCGTTGTTCATGACTGCACCTCCCCATAAAAAAGGATATGGGAATCTTCCTTGCGTTGATTAGTGGTTATCAGGTCTAAGTTGCCCCGTAACCCAGAGCAGTCGCCCAGTAGCCCTGTGCAGTTGCCCCGCATTTCGGGGTTTGTGCCAAGAATTTTTACCCCATCAACATAATGGTACAATTCTTGTGTGTAGAAAATTTTTAATGGTTTATTGTTGGTGCTCATGACTCTACTCCTAACTTTTGGGCTATCCTTGATATTTTCCAGTTAAGGTTTTTTAATCTTAACTGTGCGTCTATTTTTTCATCGCCAGCAAGATCAAAGTTTTTAAGAAAAATACTTTGCAATTCTCGCTCCATAAACAAACCTTTTAGGGAAAGTGAAATACAGTTGGCGTTGTCGATAAGTTTCTGGGCGGGGTTCATGGCCGCACCTCGTCGTTAAACATATCTGGAACCACTCGGTCGTACCAATGACCATGCTTTGATGTATCAATCCCGGCTTTTGCCATTGCGGCTCGAAAAACAGAGCGCATCAATTCGGCAATTTCTTTATCTGTGCCTGTTCTAAATTTGGTATCAAGTAACGCCCATGATGCTGGGCTTTCTGAATCTCCGCGTAGTCGTTTAGCTTCAGAATGCAAAAAAATATCTTCATTAAAAAAATAATCTTGCAAAGCATCTACGCGATTTTTTGTAGCCGTCAAATCTTCATAATCTAACCACATCTGGGCTTCTTTATCAAATCCCATTTCTTCCATTTCAGCAACGTGATCATCGTACTGGCGATCAAGAGCGTTTTCGTAGGCTTCTGGCGACATGGCGGTGTTTCCTTCCTCTTGCCCCCATAATAGTGCCGCTATGGCTATTGTCAACAATTATTTTACATAGGATGTAAAAAAAATTACACCTTGTGTAAATATATTATACATGGTATGTAACACTTATAAAGTGAGGAAATATGAAATTAGCAGACTACCTAGAGAAAGAAGGCATCTCCCAATTAGAGTTTGCCGATCTTATTGGTTCAACATCAGCAACGGTGAGCAGAATAGTACACGGCGGCCAAAACCCGTCGTTAGCCTTGATGATTAAAATTAAAGAAGTCACCAAAGGTAAAGTAAAACCTAACGATTTTATTGAAAAGGAATGACCATGACACAGTGGCAGCCAATAGACACCGCGCCTAGGGAAACTTGGGTGCTTATTTTAACCAGTGATGGTATTTTTGAGGCAAGGCTTGATGGCAGGGGGCTTTGGGAAGCGCCTGATCCCGGTGGTGGGGGCACATGTATTGTTGGTTGCGACCCGACACAGTGGCAGCCTTTATTGCCACCCCCAGAACCAACCGAGCAAGGAGAATGACCATGACCATCCCCAACAGCAAACTAACCAGCATTGTTGAGCGCGTCGAGCGTATCAATGAAGACGCGGAAATTCTCAAGCAAGACCTAAAAGAGGTTTTTGCAGAAGCAAAAGCGGACGGCGTAGATATTGTGGTGCTTAACCGGGTAGACAAAGCCCGCAAAGCCGGGGAGGAATAGTTATGGCATACTCGATTGATTTTATCTCACTAAATCAACAATCCTCACAGTTAAGAATCCACGCAAAATTTGGGGATTTGGGCGCGACTTGGGTGCACACTGAAATACCTAAGTCTTTTTATGATGCGATACTGGAGCTTGCCGAGTTGGAAGTAAAGGCGCACGAGGCAAAAATGAAAATGGCCTTGCTGGCCGAAAAAGCCGGGGAGGAATAGCCATGCCAAAAGGCTATTGGAGAATAAGTCATGACCGACCGCATGACCGCCGCTGAATATCAGGCTCTTACAAAAACCAAGCCTAAGAAACGGTCAAAATACGGCAACGTACGCACAGAGTACGGGGGCAGGACATACCACAGCAAGGCAGAGGCGGCCACAGCGGCGTTGCTAGACGGCCTACAGCGTGTTGGCAAAATTCGTAGCTGGCTACCACAACAACCCAGCTTCCCCATGCCCGGCGGCGGAAAATACACAGCGGACTTTCTGATTTTTGTTACGGATGACCATTATCACGTTCACGATACCAAAGGTTATGACACGGCGGAAAGCAAACTAAAGCGCAACTACGTCAAGGAAAAGTACGGTGTTTTTATTACCACAACAGACAGTGACCTGATTGAAGTGGTGGAACATTTGTACCTTTTAACTTGATTTTAATCACCGCTTGGTATAGCGTTTTATAGGGGGCTCGGCTTTGCAAGGCCGCATACCCAATCTTTCCTTCGTCGGACGGGTTAGCCCCTTACCTTTTAACAGACGAGGGAGAGACGAAGGTTAAAATGATTGCTTACCCTAAGGATCAATCCTTAAAAGAGTGCGTTGGCTATGTTCTTCAGAAAATGGACAGGCGCGACGAAGATTTTGGAAAGCTTACTTTTGTTTATTGGAGGCTTTATTGCGATTCTAATCTATTTCGTGAAGATGAGATAGAGTATGTAGATAAAATTATAGAACCGTATATGCGCGATTTAATTAGTCGCGGCCTTTTCCCGCCTAAGAAACCTTTTTCTTTGAAAAAAGAAGGCAATGTTATTTATCTTTACGAAAATAAGGATAAATAACAATGAACATCCCTAAAGCTAACAGTAGCCGCAATGGTTTTATCAAACTTTGGTACGGATTGAACGATTGGGAATGGGCAGACGATCCCCACACTCTTGCCCTATGGATTCATCTACTGCTTGCCGCCAGTTGGCAGGACAAAGAGTGGAAAGGACACACCATAAAACGCGGACAAATCGTGTTCGGACGCAAGCAGTGGGCTGAAAAGACTGGATTATCAGAACAGCAGATCAGAACTTGCCTCACTAAGCTAAAATCAACCAGCAACATAACCATCACATCAACCAGCAAGTTCTCGTTGTTAACTATTGTAAACTATGAAAAATATCAATCCACAGAAAAAAATCAACCAGCAAATCAACCAGCAAGTCAACCGGTCATCAACCAGCAAGTTAACCACATCTTAAGACTGGAAGACTGTGAAGAAGGAAAGACAAGTAAGTATACCCCCCTACCCCCCAAGGGGGGGGATGTGTCGGTTGCGGATTTCGATTCGGTTGTTGAAACCCCGGTGAAGAAAAAACCTCGAAAGCAAAAACCGCCAGAAGCCCCGTTGGTGATTCCGGAGTTCATCCCGGAAACCGCTTTGAACGCTTTTTTTGCCAATCGTGCGAGCATGAAAAAACCCATGACAAATCATGCAAAAGAGCTTTTAATCAATAAAATCACAGAATTATATCGTAAAGGCCATGACCCAACCAAGTTACTAGAAAGAGCAATTTTAAGCGGATGGCTTACAGTTTACGAATCAAATGACACCCTAACCGACGGAGTTAAAAATGAACCCTTTCAACAAAGTAATGGAAGAAATCACTCTCAATCGAAGCCAAGCTTCCAAAGCGCATGGGATGAGCAGCAAGCCATCAACATCGCCTACGTCCGCCAGCTTGGAGAGCAAGCCAGAGCCGAAAAAAACGGCATCTGAACAATGGGGTAAGGCTGCTATGGAAGAGCTTGGAAAGGTTATGGTTGTTTTCACTGAAATACAAAAAACTTACGGAAAAACAATTAACTTGCCAGCCTCAATATCGGGATTTAGGTTCGCGTTTGAGGGCAAATACACCCCCGAACAGGTGCAGTACGCGCTGAAAGTCCACTTGCAAAACTCGCAGGAATTCCCAACCCCGGCGCACATCACGGCCATTTTGAACCCACCTAAGCCCCGTGTCAGCTATGCCGAGTACATCGCCGCCCTTGAGTGGCAGAAGCGCAATCAAGACTGGTCGCAGTTCTCCAGCGCAGCCGACACCATCCGGGATTACAGGCTCGCTTCGCAGAACGACGAACATGCCTATGAGCGGCAACAGGAGGAGATTGCGCTGATAGCCAAAGCCGCCCCCTTGCTTTTGGAAGACAGCAGCGAAGACTAATAACCAAGTTTTATCAACCACTAGAAAGGATTTAACCATGTACGAACCACAAAACACTGATGAACACTTAGAAAAACTAAACAAGGTAATGATGGAATGGCACAGAAAAGGCCATTTTGATAATATTCCCAATGAGATGTATTTGCTAAAGGTTATTGCAGACATCCGCCAGAAAACGAGGATAGGCGACAAGGTGATGCTGGCGGATTTGGCTGATACGCTGGCCGGGCTTATCCAAAATGGGGAATCGGCAATTGAGACGAACAAGCAGCTTGTGAAGCGGTTGCAGCAGATGAAGGGGGGTTAGGTGACGGATTAGAATCGTCGCTAAGGCCATTGGGGAGATTGCCCGAAAAAAAGACATTTCCTGTTGGATTAATGCCGATCCAAAATATGGCGAAAAATATACGTTTAACTACACGATTTATCAAGAAATACCTGTTGTTAAAACATTCCATAATTGGAGCCTAACACTAGGCCTCAACCGCCTCATGCGGGAGATTAAGGCTTATCCGGTGGTGGGTTAGCTGCGTTATACTCCGCCATGTACCGGACAATATCCGCAGCTACCCTAGCCGCTACACAGGGGGGAAGGATGTAACTGCGGCGGACGTAGCCTTTGGCTAATAGCTTGGCTTTGTAGCGTTGTTCTTTAGTTTGTGGCATGGTACACCGTAGCTGCTAAAATCAGCGTGAAGTTGAGCAGGGAGGCTAAAATGTAAGTTGCAAGGCGCATTAGATTGATCCTTTCCTTTTGAGTTCGTCGTTGACAACATTTCGGCAAAGAAAGCTTAAACGCTTTGCCCATCTTTCGTTTTCGGAGAAACTATCTTTTAATTGTTTATTTTCTAACTGGATAACGGCTTGGTCAATGTAGCTACGAAGGCTTAAAACTTCCATCTCTAACTGTAGTACTTGTTTTTGCAAGTCATCAACTGTGCTTGATGGGCCAAAAAGCCACCATAATAAAATTATGGCTATTAGTGCTATTAGTGCTAAAAGTGCATATTCAAACATGATGTTAGTCCTTTGTGGGTAGGTGATTAGTGACAATAATGGCAAGTAGTGATAATGATTTTTTATTGACCCCGCCAAGGGAGCAAAATTTGCACCTCAAACAGGCGGGGCTTTTTATGCGGTAAGAACAAATGGGCGATCCCATTGCCCAATGTTAACGTAAGCATACCAGCCCACATCATGATAATCGATCATAGGTTCGCTATTGTCGTGATTACCGTCCATCAAAATTGCAAATGCTTTTTGCAAAAACTCTAAAGGACGACCAGAAAACCAAGGGTTGCTTTTTTCATTAACATAAGAAGCAGCTACTTGAATGTTTTTGTTACGTTCGCGGTGGTTGAATTTTTTAGCAATCTCGTTGTAATTGCCAATAAAATCTAACGACGCGTTTTTAATATTCAAGTTAAGTACCGAATGATTTTCAATAGAAAGAGTTGCTTTAACGCCGTACTCTTTGAGTAAAGGAGCAATCTTTGCTTGCATCTGTTTTTTGCGCTCTTGGCTTATGTAGGCCATGATGTTTATTTCTTCGTCTGTCGGCTTGATTGCCGTCTATGAAAACAGTATAGCGGTGACTTAGTCACCTGTCAATAGGTTTTTTAAAAATATATTGTTGTGGGGAAACAATAGTTTGTGATTAAGTATAACAGATAAGCTACTAAGTGTTGCAGTTGTTTAAAAAACAAGCTATAACAACTATATGGCAAGAAGTGGAAACCCGAACCCAAAACCCGGTCCCGGAAGACCTCCGGGTTTACCGAATAAATCTACTGCTAAAGCAAGAGAGGCGATTGCAGAGCTTGTGGACGGAAACGCACACAGATTGCTAGGCTGGCTCGAACGAGTCGCTGAAAAAGACCCGGCAGAAGCGTTTAAGCTGTTTCAAAGCGTGATTGAGTATCATATCCCAAAATTACAACGGACAGATACTACTTTGACCGGGCAAGACGGTGGCCCTGTTCAGCATTCCATCAAAGTTACATTTGATTAAGTTGACAGCCGTGTTAAAAACAATTAAAAGGCAAAACATTAGGGGGAATTTATGGCAAATTCTGTAACGGTTGCCGGGGAAATGTTCATAAGCGAGGGAAGCTCGACGTATTTGGAGCCGTATCAAGAAGATTTTTTGCTTATTTCTGAAATTAGCACCCCTGAAGAATGCCGCTCTGTCATTCAGCACGCTTTCCTCAATGATAGACTGAAAGGGCAGAACCCTAAATACCGCGCCTGGAACACCTGCCAGATTGTGGAAGTGAAGAAAAGCAAAGAAGCTCCAGCCGATGAAGAGTTCCAAAAGCTGATTCAGACGGCAGTATCTAATGCTTGCTTGCCGGAAAATCTTTCCGCGTATCGTTCTCTCACCGGAAAAATGGAAGCCTTAAAACGTGCTGTGAAGAAAGTTTTAGAGCGCAAAGAGGAAGAGGAAGAAGCCGAGGAAGCCGCTGCATTGCTGGCTAAGGCGAAGAAATCCAAGAAATTTGCTCAAGCATCCTAGGTGGAAACAAGGATAAACATTCCGAGGGCGTTTAAAGAGCTTTTCGACAATCAGTATCGTTATAAGGTTTATTATGGGGGGCGCGGCGGCGCAAAGAGTCACAGCTTTGCACGTGCGCTCTTGATACTGGGGGCACAAAGCAAGCTACGCATCCTTGCCACCCGCGAGCTGCAAAAAAGCATTGAAACCTCGGTGCACAAACTGTTCAGCGATTTAATACAGCAGTACAATCTTGAAAGCTTCTGGCGCATTAAGAAGGCCACCATTGAAGCCCTGAACGGCACTGAAATTATGTTCAAGGGATTAAAGTACAATGCAACCGAGATTAAATCCACCGAAGGCGTGGACATCTGTTGGATTGAAGAAGCAGAAAACACAAGCGAGCATTCCTATGAAACACTATTGCCCACCATCCGGAAAAACGGTTCTCAAATATGGATTAGTTTTAACACCAAGAACGTCACCGACCCAACGTATCAACGGTTTATTGTTAACAAGCCAGACAACGCCTTCGTCAAGAAAGTCTCATGGCGCGATAATCCGAACTTTAGTGAAACGCTTAACAACGAGCGCATAAGGCTAGAACGTGATGATGCCATTGCCTATGCCCACGTTTGGGAGGGGGAGCCTGATACCCGGTACAGCGGCACAATTTACAGCGTGTACATTGAGCGTGCACGAGAGGCCGGACGTGTTACCGATGTTCCGTACAAGGCAGGTGTTCCCGTCATCACTGCGTGGGACTTAGGCAAGCAGCATGGCACTTGTATCTGGTTTGCCCAGATGGTGGGGCAGCAAGTACGGGTGTTTGACTACTACGAGGCATTTGGAGCAGATGCAGACATTGAAGAGCTGGCAAAAGTGCTCAACGGCAAGGGATACCTCTACGGGATGCATTACCTGCCCCACGATGGGGTTCACGAGCGGTTAGGTATGAAAGGCTCAATTAGTGAGCAACTACGCCTTTCTGGTCATCCTAACAAGATTCTACCCATGTTGTCGGTTAAAGCCGGGATTGAAAAAGGCCGCTCACTACTCAAAGAAGCATGGATTGATTCCAAGGCGTGCTCAAATGGACTGCACGCAATGATGCACTATGCTTATGAGTATGACGAAAATAGATTGACGTTTAAGCCTAATCCTATGCAAAACTGGGCTACAGACGCAAGCGACGCATGGCGGTATCTTGCACAGGCAATGGAATATAAGGTTCAACCGCAACAAGGATTGATTGCCAAGAAACAAGTTCTTTACAGCACACAGAATAAAATTATTACCCCAACACGCCCCAAGCTGGGAAGCTTGCGATAATTTTAATCTATTCTAAAAATAAAATAGTTGTGATATAGCAATTCAAACTAAGGGGAAAGCACATGGCAAAAAATACCACGGCGGCATTAGGCGGTATTGGTACCAAGCTTTTTAGCAGCGGCGGTGGCCCATCTGTTGAGGAAGAGCAAAAACGCCTACGCGAGCAGCAAAAGCAAATTGCCCGGCAAGAATTAGATAAAGCCGCACAAGATCAAGCTAACCTTGAAAATGCAGCCGCAGCGGGGGCACAAAAAGTACGCCCTGTAACCCCGGCAATCACCGAAGACGACGAACAGCGGCGTAAATTCCTAAAGCGGGTAACTGCTTAAATGGATTACACCAAGATCAAAAAAGAATTTGACGCTGCAAAGTCACGGCGTTCTAACTTTGATAATATGTATCAGGTGCTTGGCGAGTATATCGCCATGAACCGCCAGAACTTTACCGGACAGCCGTCAAACGGTGAATTTCTTGTTGATCGCATCTTTGATGCCACTGGAGCGGCGGCGGCTAAAATATCCTCGGCGGCATTGCTGGGGATGTTGTGGCCGGGTTCTGCGGGTAATGTTTTTGACTTAGCCCCGGTAGATGAGGAAGACGAGGGCACAGAGAAATTCTTTACCGATTTAAATAAAATTTCTTACGCAGCCTTTGACGATCCACGAGCCAATCTTGCCGCATCCCTTGATGCGTATATGTACGATCAGATTGTTTTCGGTACTAGCGGTGTCGGCAGCGAAAACGGGGAAAAGTCGGATTTATTTTTTAGCCCTTATTCCGTTAAAGAGATTTACCCAATATCGGGCAAAGGCGGTGTTGTTATCGGGTTTAATGTTTTCTTTGAGTGGAGCGTTGAGCGGATTGTCGGTGAGTACGGGATAGAGAATTGCGGCAAACTCATTCAGGACGCTTACAAAGGCGGCAAAACCGATGAGATGTTCCCGGTTTTGTTTCACGTCAAGAAGCGCGACAAAAAAGAGGCCGAAAAAGGCCAGAAGTCTATGCCGTTCTATGGGTGTCATCTAAGCTATAAAGATTGCCATTTGCTTAAAGAAGATGGGTTCTGGGAGCTACCTATTGCTATCGGGCGTTGGTCAAAGCTCTCCTATGAAGATATGGGACGCAGCCCGGCAATGGATGCACTGCCAGACATTCGGGAAGCAAATGCGTTGCGCGAAGCCCTGATTGTTGCCACCGAGAAAATCCTAGACATGCCCAAGGGCGTAATGAGCGATGGCGACTTTGGCGGTGGAAGCATAGATTTTAGTGCAGGTACAGTCAGTGTTTTTAACTCAAGCGGCAACATAACGGGCAACCCGGTATTTGACATTGGCAGCCCTCCTAATATCCCGTGGGCAGAAAAACGCTTAGAGCAACTGCGCGAATCTATCTCACAGCATTTTAACATTGACCGATTGCTTGACCTAAACAACTCTACCGAAATGACGTTAGGCGAAGCCCAGATACGAGATCAAGCAAAGGTTGCGTCATTGGCTGCGTTGTTCAATAGGCAGATACAAATATTGCAGCAAGTCATTGAACGCGGCGTATCGCTGTTGTTCAGAAAAGGCAAATTTGGTGTTGTCAAAGGCACCGAGGAAGAAGCCAGAATAATCAGAGAAGGCGGAACACCGAAATACTTACCGGACAGCATTGCAAAAAAACTGGCCGAAGGTAAGGATATATACAAAATAAACTACAAGACACGGGCGGCTCTTGCTTACAGCGCCGAACAATACCGAGCCATGATTGAAGTTTTAACTATTGCGGCAAATAACTTTCAGATTAACCCCGAACTTATGAAACGCATTAACACAAAAAAATTCCAAGATGAAATATGCAAAATCAGGGGCATTAGCTTCATTCTGAAAACAGATGAAGAATTTGAAGCCGCACAAGCTGCCGAGCAGCAGCAGATGCAACAACAACAGGGTTTAGTCGCTGGAGAGCAACTGGCAACGATTGCAGAAAAAGCCGCCAATGCAGAAGCAAGGGTTAAAGGACAATGATAATTGTTACCGAGGAATCATTTAGAGAGGCAATCAACAGGGTTGCCGCCACCACCGACGGACAGATTGTGCTTGCTTGTTTGTGCGAATATTCAGGGTTCAACAAAGATATTGCCGTCAATGACTCTATCGAGCAAACCTACGCAAACGCTGTCTTGCGCCGGGCATACCTGTACTTGCGCGGGTTTATACGCAATGAGTATTTGATTGATATAGAGTTTGGCTACCGTCGAGGAGCTGAAAAGAAGGCTGGCCTGAAGCCAGTTAATCCTAGCGAGAGGACAAGACCATGACCACTGAAACCACCGTGCAGCCCACAACTCCTGCGGCAGAGACACCGCCGCCACCGTCCTTTACCGTGCCGGAAGAATACAAGGCACGAGGCTGGGTTGAGAAAATCAAGACACCGGATGACCTGTGGAAAACATTGGATAATGCCCAATCCTTGTTGGGGAAAAAGCCTGTTGGCTTACCAGCCGCCGATGCCCCCGATGAGGAATGGAACAAATATTATAACATCGCCCGGCCAGAGTCTGCCGACAAATACACATTCAGCGACGTGGAAGGCTTGCCAGAAGGTGCTAACCTTGACGAAGCCAAGAAACTAGCCCAACAGCTCATGTTTGATGCTGGGTTGCCCCAAAAGCAAGCCGACCAACTATGGAAGGCGTACATTAAATCAGAGACTGATGCGGCCAAGCGCAATGAGCAGACGCTGAACCAAAAGTTTGACGAGCAGCTAAAAGCGCAGTTTGGAGACAAAGCCACCGCCGCCCAAGGTATTGCCGAGGATATGATTGTCAAACACGTTCCTGAAAATGTCCGTGCAAGCCTACAAAAAGCCGCCAACAACCCAGATGCGCTTGTCGGTATCATTGCAATGGCCAACAGTCTGCACGATGAGATAAACAAAATTAGAAAAGAATATGGGGCAGAAGGGAAATTGCCAGACGGAACAAAAAGCGTTAACAATATCAGTATTGGTGACCTACACAAAGAGGCTGCTGCCTTGCGGATGTCACCAGAAGCAAGAGACCCATTCAATCCAAAATACAAAGAAACAATTAACAAGCTAAGAGAATTTGATAAAAAACTAGGACTTGCCTAACATTTAAAATGGAGAATTAAAATGGCTTTAACTTTTATTGCAGCATCTCTTGCCGCTGCCGATGTATACAGCGACCCAGTATCAGCAACCCAAGGGCTTGTTCTATCGTTAACAGGCACCTTTGTTGCAACGGTCACATTGCAACGGCTGCAAGATAACACAACACTGGCCTCACCTACTTGGGTTGACGTAATAAACGCATCTGGGGCCATAACAACATTTACTACGGTAGGAGCCTATTCGATAACTGTTCCTAACATAACGGGTGTTTATCGCTTTGGCATTAAACCATTAGGGTTTACGTCAGGAACTGTTGCCGGAGTTCTGGCCGCAAGATAACTGTTTACTTATCTGAAAATTTATACTATAAGCCGTTTTGTAGTGGACACCGCTTTGCGCCCACGAGGTTAATAACCCGCCCATATTGTTGGATACCGGGGACGATAGAAAATATTTCGTTCAACCATTCCAGCAATAATGAGGCATTCCAATGACGACTATTGATCCAGCATTAGTAACGCAATTTAGCGAGATGGTGCATGTGGCCGCGCAGCAAAAAAGCGCACGCTATCGCCCGTACATTAAACCACTTATGATGACAGGCGACCTTTTGGCCTATGATGGCCTTGGTACCGTCGAGATGCGGGAACTGCAAGGGCGTTCTCCTAAAGTAGTGTTTGATGATATTGAACACACCCGCCGTAGGCTTAACCGGAAACGCTTTACCTGCGTTCTCCCTATCGATAAATCTGATGTTCGCGGGATGCTTACTGACCCTAGGAACAATTACGCTAGTGCAGTTGCTAACGCTGCTCTTCGTCAATATGACCGAATTGTCCAGCAAGCTGCTTTTGCGGATATTGCGACAGGCCGAGATTTTACAACCACGCTTACATACGCCAACGACGGCGGCATCACTGTTGATGCAACCGCTGGCTTGACCTACGAAAAACTATTAGAAATCAAACAAAACTTCATTGACAACGACATTGAAGACAACGAGCGCATTGCCATTGGCATGACCGGGATTGAGCACACACGCTTGATGCGGGAGAATGAGCTTACCTCTGGTGATTTTTCCAGAAACTTTGTTGTTGAAAAAGGCCGCATTACCCAAGCTCTTGGCATGGATATTGTTGTTTTTGCTGCGAACGCAACGCTTCCAATTATCCCTGTAGCCTCAAGCCAACGGCAATTAATTGCTATGGCACAAGACGGGATTGCGCTGGGTATCTCGCAAGAAATGACGGTGAAAATCCAAGAACGTAACGATTTGCACGAAACAACCCAAGTGGTTGTTGAGTTGGAAATTGGCGCGGTTCGCACCGAGGGCAAAAAAGTCCAACGTGTAACGACTACGGCTTAACGGAGGGATGAACCATGTCTCTTAACATTTACAAAAGGCTTACAGCCCTTGAGAATAGACCTACTGTTCCTTCTGGTGCGACTCTTACTCTCAATGCCGTACAGCACGCAGGACGGTTGATCCTTCTCAATACCGCTACCGGAGGAACATATATTCTCCCGGCGGCTACTGGGACGGGCAACAATTACTGCTTTTTTTCATCTGTTAGCCAAACATCCGGGTCTATTATCATCCGTGTTGCCAACGCAACGGACGTGATGCAGGGATTGGCTGTAGTTGCAGCTACAGCTTATGGTGTGTTTCCAACAACCACAACGTCGGACACAATTACCTTTAACGCCACCACTCAAGGCGGCTTGCGCGGGTCATACGTTGAAATTGAAGACGTGGCTGCTGGCTTGTTCCGAGTTAAGGTTAACGCTGTTGGTTCTGGAACTGCGGTAACTGTCTTTAGTGCAACCGTTTAACATTATTTCATAGGAGTAACTACCATGCCCGTAGAAAATAAATACACAGATGCTAACCTTGTTGCGAACAAAAAAACCGAAGCCTACAAAGTGGGTTCTGGTTCGGAGCCGTTTATTCTTGTTGGGACTGTTAGTGTAGCAGCCGCTGACGATGACGGAAGTATCTTCCGGGTTTTCGCCTCTGTGCCTTCCAACGCTATTCCTATCAGTCTTGAAGTGGTGAACACAGCAATTACTGGAGGCACTTCTTACGGCTTTGGTTTGTACCGTTCTAACCTTGGCTCGGTGGTAAACGCTACCGTGCTGGCTTCGGCTATTGATATGTCGTCCGCCCGTACCATTGCCACATCAAACAACGTCGGGCTATCGGCATTGACGCTTGGGGAACTTCGTACGCTGGCTTCTCTTTCTGGGGCCACTAACCCTGATGATTCTTACGACATCGCTCTTACCGCCACCACGGTAGGAACCGCTGCCGGAACCATCCGCGTTAGAGGCATTTTTGTTTTTAACTAAACTTCGCGCCCGGCCAGTAGGGGGTAGCTTCCTGCTGGCCGAAAAGGGGGTTTAATGGCGGTCACATCATCAACGGACATCTGCAACATGGCCTTGGATTTACTCCAAGGCGGTTTTGTTTCGGATATATCTTCACCGCAGACAAGCACCGAGGAAAAATGCGCTCGGTGGTATGACGTTAACCGCCGGATGTTGCTTAGAATGCACCCGTGGAATTTTGCCATAAAAAGAGCAGAATTGAGCGCAAGTTCAACCGTTCCTCTATTTGGTGCCGCCGCCGCCTTTCCCGTCACCGCTGATTTTATCAGGCTGCTGCGGGTAGTGAATGAAGACGATATGATTTACGCGGCATCAGATTATTTCTTTGAAAACAAAAGCATTATGCTGCGTTATTCCGATGCTACCGTATGCCGCATAATTTACATTTCTGATGTAGAAAATGTTTTGGCTTTTGATGATATTTTTATTCAGCTTCTTGCCGTAGAGATTGCCCTGTCTCTTGCGTACTCGATCACGCAAAACAATTCCAACATTGAGCGGCTTAGTGCTATCCGCAAAACCTTGATCAAGAACGCGACGGGCATTGACGGCCAAGAGCACCCGCCAGAAGTCAGGCGAGTTAGTGTTAACCGCAACGCACGACGTTCTCTAGGCGTGCGCGATACTACCCGGCACTATTTTAATGGTTAGCGTCAACACATCACAGCCGGATTTTTCCGCTGGGGAAATCGCGCCTAAATTCTACGGTAGGCACGATCTCCAAATAACCTACAAAGGGGCGCGGCGGGTAAGGAATTTTATTGTTGAAGCCGCTGGGGGTGTGTTCTTTAGACCTGGGTTTTACTACGCAGCCCAGACAAAAAACAATCAGCCCGCGTGGCTGTATAAATTCAGGTTTATTGACAGTGCAAGTTTTACGCTGGAGTTTACGCAAAACGCTATCCGGTTCTACCGGAACAACGGTCAGGTACGCTTTGCGGCGCAAAACATTACCGGGATTACGCAAGCAAACCCCGCCGTTGTCACCTACAGCGGCGCAGACACCTTTGCCAATGGCGACAGTGTATTGCTGGGCAATATTTCTGGAATGACCAACCTAAACGACAATGAGTATATCGTTGCTAACGTCAACGTCGGCGCAAACACGTTTGAGCTTGCAGGGGTTAACTCAACGGCATTCCCGGCCTATACGTCTGGGGGCGCTATTGAGAAGGTGATGGAGATCGTCACTACTTATGCAACCGCAGACCTTGAGGCGTTAAAGTTTGCCCAAGAAAAAAACGTGCTTTACATCACCCACCCTTCATACCCGCCAAAAAAGCTAACGTACACCAGCCCCACAAGCTGGACGTTTGCCGACCACTCACCCATACGGAAAACACGGCAAAACGCACAGGTTATTAGCGCGGTGACATTGGCTAACCCGGCTGTGTTGACCTACACTGGGAGCGATTCTTTTACCAACGGAGCCACCGTTTTTATCAACAGTGCCACGGGCATGACCGAAATAAACGAGCGGGAATTTACCATTGCCGCCGTCAACACGGGTGCAAACACGTTTGAGCTTGTCGGCTTAGATTCGTCTGGCTATGCAGCGTACACGGGCGGGGGTATCGTCAGGAAAGTCTCGTCTGCGGCAGCACCATTCCTTTCCGCTGGGACTTACCCCGGCGCGGTGGGATTCTATGATCGGCGGCTTTTTTATGGGGGCAGCACGAATGAACCCAACACGCTTTTTGGTAGTAACGCTGGGAATCTAGACGATTTTACTTTGCAGATTGATTTGTCTCCCGGAGCGCAACCAGAAGCAAACGAAGGAATTGAGTATCAAATTTACGGCGCGGCAAAAATAGAATGGCTGGCCGGAACCGATAAATTCCTTACCATTGGCGCAACAAACGACGTGCTTTTTGCAACAAGTGGTATTGATAATATTGTTACGCCTTCGAGTCTTGCAATCAAGCCAACCAACAGTTACGGCGTTGATGATGTTAATCCCATAGGCCGGGGTTCGCTTCTGTATTATTTGCAGGGCGATAAAAGCACTATGCGCTCATTTGAGTACAGCCTCGAACAAGATAGATACGTTCCCGTAAATAGGAACGAAATTTCAGAGCATCTTACCTATGAGGGAATATCGCAGTTTGATTACGTTGAGGGCAGCAACGATATTCTATGGGCGGTACGGGAAGACGGCAAGTTAGTAGGGATGACGACCAGCAGCACGGAAAGCATAAGCGGCTGGCACCTTCATTCAACCGACGGCGATTTTAAAAGCGTGTGCAGCCAGACGCGGCTACACGATGACGGGCAGCTATGGGCGTGTGTAAAAAGAACAGTCAACGGCGTTGATAGGTACAATGTTGAGTACATGGCCGATACCATCGTCTACCCGATGCGAGAGGACTTTTTTACCGAAAATGAGGCCGCCGATAAAGCCGCCTTTGCCAGAGCAACCTATGAAGCCCAGAAACAATACGTTTACCTTGATTCTGCGGTCACATACGACGGTTCTGTCTTTGCTACACAAGCAATAACACCGGGCGCGACCACTGGCACGGGAATAGTGTTCACCGCCGCTGGCAGCGTGTTTACAGCGGACATGGTGGGTTCAGAAATTATCCGCAAAAGCGTTACCGGGTACGAAACAGGGGTTGCCCTGATTACCGCTTATAGTAGCCCCACAAGCGTCACCTGCACCATTGTAGAAGCGTTTAACAGTGTTACCGCTATTCCCGCTGGGGAATGGTACATCACAACTAATGCCGTTGGTGGCTTGATGCATCTTGAAGGCAGAACTGTGTCGGTTGTTGCCGATGGCGGCCAGCACCCGCAAGTTGTTGTGACTGGCGGTGTGGTTACCTTGGAAAGGCAAGCGTCTGTTTTTCATATTGGCTTGCCCTACACGGGAGAAGTAGAAACAAACGAGCTTGAAGGCGGGGGCACAACAGGCGTGTCACAAACAAAGCCTAAATCTGTTTATGAAGTTGGTCTTAGGTTCTTAAATTCAATGTATGTGCGGTATGGGACAAGCCGTTACAGGTTAAACCAGATTGAAGCTCGCACCGCCAATATGCAAATGGATAGGCCGCCGCTTCCGTTTACGGGAGACATCAAAGTAAAATACGCCAACGAGACTGTTGATGCGCGAGATGGTACATGGTCAAAATCAAAACGAGTAATTTTTGTTCAAGATGTTCCGTTCCCGTGTTATATACAATTAGTTGTCCCGTATTTTACAGTGAGTAACTGATGTTTATTCGCAACCACACCGAAGACGATTACCCGCTTTTTGTGCAATGGTGGGAATCATGGGGCTGGCAGCCTATTCCTTATATGTTCCTTCCCAAAAATAGTGTTGTGGTGTGTGACGACGAGGGCAACCCTGTCTGCGCTGTTTTCCTGTATCTAACCGACACCCCTATTATCTGGGCGGAAAACTATATTTCTTGCAAAAAATCAAAAGATAGAAAAATATGCATTGAAGAAATGACAAAAAGTATTGCTTCAAAAGCAAAGGAACTAGGCGGGGTAGCAGTGATGAGCACTTTAAAAAGTGCGGCAATGGGGCGACGGCTTGAGAAAGGCGGCTTTCAAAAGACCGATTCCAACATGACAAACTACATTTTAGGGGTTTAGGGGATATGGCAGCGGCAGCCGCACTCGCACTGGCAAGCTTAGCAGCAGTTTCTAGCATTGCTGGCGGCGTACAGGCCAATAAAGAAGCAAAAAAGCAAGCCGTCCAAAACGAGGCTATGGCCAATCTTGCGGCAGAAGAAGAAGCGCGGGCATCAAGCAAGGAGGCATTGGCTGTTGGCCGTGAAGCGGAATCGGTACGGCGCAGACAGATGGTGTCCTTTTTAAAGAGTGGCGTTGACCTTACGGGTTCGCCGTTAATGGTCATGGAAGCTACGCGCAGGGCTGGGCTTAGCAACGTCGAGGAAACTTTACGTTCTGGTAGTTTATCGGCCTCTACCCGCCGCATTGAGGGCAGAATGCAAGCGGACGCTTTGAAAGCATCGGGGCGGCAAGCGTTTATACAAGGTATTGGCGGCGGGCTTTCTAACGCTGGCAACGCTGCAAGCATATATAGTAAAATGTAGAGGGACTTTATGCCTACAGTACCCGGCTACGACCAAGTGGTTATACGCAGAGCGGCAACACCGTCTTTTACGGACAGCGGAGCTATACAAAGAGCCGCATCAACAGGGCAACAAGCATCTGCGCTTTTTGAACAAGCAGCCAACGTCAGCCTAAACATCCAAAAAGAAAACGATAAAGTCACGCTAAACGATGCTCTGATCCAGCGTGAGCGTGAAAAGATTGATTCCATAGACGCTACCCAGAAGATGTTTCAGAATAACCCCGAAGGCTACGGGCAATTTTTTGAAAAAGAGCAGCAGAAGAAAGACGCGGAACGGCTTAAAACCCTGCCCCCGTCAGTGCAGGAAGCCTATAATCTTAGCGTTGCAGAGAGCAATGTGCGGGACTATGAGCGCAACCTAAACTGGGAAAACGGACGCAGAATTGAGTTAATTGGCTCAAAGATTAACCAGACGGGCAACACGCTGGCCGAACTTAGCTACACCTACGGGCAGCGCGGCGAGGATTTTAACGAGATTGCCAAAAACATTGACGCAACAATTATTTCTGGAACCGGGGTTCTGGCCGACGATAAGCTGCAAGACTTTGATAGCAAAATACGCACCGAGGCGGCGCAAAAATACATCTACGGGGCAATGGCCGTGGACGCGCAACGAGCACAACAGTTGCTAGCGTCGGGGCAGTTTTCAGCATACTTCACGGGCGAAGAGTTGACAAAGCTGCAAAAAACCGTCTGGGAAAAAACGCCTGATATTAAAAAACTAAATGAGATTCAGCTAGACGGCAATCCCATTGAGAACGCCGACCGTTCGATTGATATTATCATGCGAAACGAAGGCGGATATACAAAAAAGGATGGGAAATCAGGGCACCCTGCAATATATGGCATTAATCGCGGCTCCTTTCCAAAAGAACACGACGAAGCAAAGCAAATAACGGAAACCCAAGGCAAAGCCGCTGGTGAGGCGTATGCCCGGCAGTTTTACAAAAGAGAGTTTTACGACAGGTACAAGATTGGCGAGTTGCCATTACCAGTGCAGGACATTGTTGCCGACGGCGTAGTAAATCACGGCACCACTTTTAGAAATAAACTCGTACAAGCAGCTAAGGACGGCTCTAGCCCGCAAGAACTAATTGAGATGCGGCGGCAGGAGTACGTGCGCCTTGCCAAAAATGACCCAGAAAAATATGAAGACCAACTTGAAGGCTGGCAAAAGAGGCTTAATAACTTGCCCATTCAAGGCGGCGGCGGGTACTACGGCAATCTTTCCACTGGCGAAAAACTAAACCAGCAAGAGGTTGTGCTCAAAAACATTCTGGCCGACAAAGCAAAAGCCGCTATTGAAATAGGCGCAGGAACGCCCGGCGAGATAGTGGACGCGCAAGTACGGACTTTGGGCATTGATAAAGAAAACGCCAGTGTTTTAACAAACCCTCAAGCTGTAGGCTTTGGCGTGGCTCTTGCACAAGTTAACAACGCAGACGAAGCATTAAGCCAATTCAACAAACTATTTAACGAATATAAAGAATATACCCCCAATGCCATTCAAGACCTAAAAAGAAACAAAAGCATTACCCCTGCTATGGAAGCCGCAATGTCCCTAGCCCACGGCGGAAGACCTGAAAATAAAGAACACATCGAGCTGTTAATTAATGTGTCTCGTTCTGGTAAGACTGCTTTAAACGATCTGTACCAGCAGGGTGGGTTTTTAAAATCCGAACTAGCCAGAAAAGTGAAAAACAAGACCGAGGACTTGCAAGCCGCTATCCTAAACGAAGGCAAATCCTTTGAGGACGTGCAGGAAAAAATAGACGTTGTTGAATCGTTGTCTATGGCAAGAATGCTACAGCGCAAAACCTCATCTGAAAGCGATGCAGTGGAATTTGCCATGAAGCCTTTTAACGGCTCATACGAGGTGGCCGAGGTCAACGATGCAAAGTTTCGGGTGCCGACAGCTTATTCAGCCAGTCAAATTGAGAATAGCATTGAGACCTTTCTTAAAGAATCATTGCCCGAAATGGTCAACCAGCGGGACAAAGAAATTTATGAGCTGCAAGATATTGCCGCGCCGTTTTTGAATGAAAAAGAAACTGGCTACAAGTTCCGGTCAATAGACGGCAATGTTCTTGTGGATAAAGCTGGGAAGGAAATAGACATCTCGTTTGAGCAGCTTCTTAAAGGACAAGAAAACAAAAATAGAAAAGAAGAAGAAGACAAATATCAACGTTTTCTTGAAGAAAAACCGGAGCCACGCCTCTAATGTACGGTTTTTGGAACACACCACAGCAGCAGCGCACAGACTTTGGCGAGTCGCAGGACACCCAGCTTTTTAAGCCGCGCACAAGCGCGGTTATTGCATCTGATGCTGGTGATGCTTATTACGGGGTGGGCACACTTGAAGCCGACCGGACACTACGCAGGGTTGAAGAAGCCAAACAAACAGGCGTTAAGATATCCGAAGAACAGTACAAGGCTAATCCTGATTTATACAGTGAGGGCATTCCTTGGACGGAGGGAATGACAGAGGAAAGCGCAAAGGAACTTAAAAAGTTTAACGATGCTGTTATTGCCCGGCGCAAAATTCGTGCCGAGGCATCTAATTTTCAAAGCATACTTGGCTTTGGCGCAGCGTTTGCCACGGGGATTGTGGAGCCTAAAAACTTTGCTGTCGGGGTGGCTGTGTCCGCTGGTACTGCCGGGCTTGGCTCTATTGGTGCTTTAGGCAACACTGTGAGGCGCGCCTATCAACTACGGCGTTCGCTTAAGCTAGGCCAAAAGGTAGGGATTGGCGTTGGTGAGGGTATTGTCGCTGGAGCAGTGGTAGAGCCGGGCAACCAGAGCACGGCAAAAGGGCTTTTTCAGGAGTACACGCTGCAAGACAGTTTGTTTAATATCGCCACGTCGGCAGCGTTTGGAGGGATTGTGCCAGCCGTTGGAGCGGCGGCATCAAAACTATCCCCCATCATGCAAAGCAAGCTACAACGGTTCCGCAGCAAGGCCACAGAGGTGGTGGCCGATGAGATCGACATGGCCTCTACGCAAAAGGCGTTGGGGCAGGCTGTGAACATTGAAGCAGTTGAAGCGCAGGCATCATTGCGCTCAAACGTGGTGCACCTTAAAGACGAAGCTCTTGCAAACTTTATGGTAATTGCGCGAGATTTACCGCGCATGAATTTTTTAATTAAGAAAGGCATTTCACGGCTGAAAACTGTTCCCCAAATAGCGGAAGAGTTAAACCCTCCTTTGTTTAAATTTGTAAAAGAAATTGAACAAAAATCTGATACTATACAGAGGTTTATAGATGAGCTTGGCGCAAAAAAACAAGCCGACGATCAAGAAAAAACTAAACAGATTGAAGAAATTGATATTAAAATTGCAAACCTACAACGCAATATGCGTAACCTTGGCAATAGACGGAAAGCCGAGAAGCAAGTGCTTGTTGATGAATTGATTAAAGACAAAGATGTTCTTGTCCAATCTATCAAGGACTTTCAAACACCTGATATTATCCGATTGCGTGAAGAGTTAGTAAAAAACGATTTGGCAATCAGAGATAAAGCAGTAGAAATAAGCGAAACATTAAAACAAGCCCGGCAAGAACACGCCTTGCAAAAAATTGCCATTCAAGAAATGGACGATATTAATTTAAACATAATTAAAAATCACAACAAAAACGCCTTTGACTACCGCAACGACACCCTTATCAACTACGATGTTATCGAGCGCGGCCCTACAAAAAACCAGCTTGAGGCGGAAATAAAGCAATCGGACGAGGACTTGGACACAGCCGCCGACGCAGAAATTAAATCCATGCGTGACCAAGGGATTATAACCGAAGAAGAGTTTGACGATTACCAAAACGCTGTGAGCACAATACCGGACAAGATGACATCTAAAGCAATGGATGTTATAAAAACATGCTTTACCAGAGGTTGAAATGAGAGATTGCATCAAACGCATTGTAGAGCAATCCGGTTTAACCGAGCCGCAGGCGCGGAAAATGGCAAAGGATGTTGACCAGAAGGCAAAACGTCGCTCAAAAGAAACCGGGCAAAGCTACGAGGATGCCGTTGACGAGGTTGTTGCTGAGAACCTGCAAACCATTAAAGAAAACGCGGAGAGCATCAAGCGCAATTACGCCCGCAACGTTATTTTAAAAAAGAAGAATGAAACCTTTATTCAGGATATGCTTGATAATAAAGAATTTAATCCGTCAATAACACTGGCTTTTCAAGCAATGTTTGAGGGCATAAACACTCCGTTACCCGGCGGGAAAAACTCGCTTGAGGTAAACAAACACGCGGTTCGGGCAACGTACCTAAACGAGATTGTAGGAAACCTGTCAAAAGAAGGACTGCTAAACCTTTTTTCC